GACCAAGATTATTTTATACCTGTTCGTGACCCAGCAGCACCCGACCCAATTACAACATTACCAGGTTCCACAAACTTATCTGAAATTGCCGATATTGAATATATTCAAAAGAAACTTCTAACGGCCCTTCGTGTTCCTAAAGCGTTTTTAGGATTTGAAGAAGTCGTAGGAGACGGTAAAAATTTGGCATTACAGGATATACGTTTTGCTCGTACTATTAACAGAATACAAAAAAGTATGATTGCAGAACTTAACAAAATTGCAATTGTACATCTATTCCTTTTAGGTTTCGAGGATGAACTTTCAAACTTTACATTAGGACTTACAAATCCGTCTACTCAAGCTGACTTGTTAAAAGTGGACGTATGGAAAGAAAAAATATTGTTATATAAAGATTTAGTTGCAGACCCAGGAAATGGAATTCAGGCGACATCTTCTACTTGGGCTAAAAAACATATCTTTGGTTGGTCTGACGAAGAAATCAGGTTGGATTTACAACAACAAAGAATTGAAAGAGCGGTTGGTGAAGAGTTAAAGGCAACTCCTACAGTGATTAGTAAAACAGGTCTATTCGATAATATAGACAAATTATATGCAAGTGCTTCGGGAGCAACACCAGCAGCGGGAGCCGCTACAACACCAGGGGGAGGTGAAGAGTTAGGTGCAATGGCACCACCACCGCCAGGAGGTGAAGAAGGGGGAGCGTTACCACCACCACCGCCAGGAGCTGAAGAGACACCTCCACCAGCGGGAGTAACACCTGAATCAAGAAAAAAAGACCTCAATATTTTATTAGAAAATAACATTTTTGAGGGTTCAAAAGTAATTGATTTAAGTAATGGTCAACAATCTTTAGGAGAAATTGAAAAAGAACTTGAAAAGTTGTTAAACTCCTAATATTTATTTGTAAATAAAAAAATGACGTTCGGCCAAATCAAATCCCTTATCGAAAAAAACCTTCTTGAATCCTACAAAAATGAAGCGGATTTTAAGAAAAGTTTACGCGAGTTCAAACATAACGTTTTGAACAACAAATCTATTTCTAAAGTATATAATCTTTACGACCAATTAAGTACTCCACAAGGATTAACTGAATCTGAAGCCAAAGAATTCTTAGAAGAAGGTGTAAATCTTTTACAAAGAATTTTACCATCTATTAAAATGCCAAAGTCATTAGAAGAGGAAGTTAACAACAATTATTCGGATATTGATACTTTGGTTTATACAAAGAAAATTGGTATATCAGAAAGAATCAAAGCTAAGAAAAATATTATTGAAACTTTGAAAGGTAATAAGAATTCAATCAAAGAATCAATCAACATTCCAGTTACATCAATGGTTAAAATCGCTAACCAAACACTTAGAAACTATATAGAGACTATGGATGAGAATTCTAAAAAAGAATTTTTCCAAATTGTTTCTGAAGACAATAAAAATCTTGAAAATAGATTTGAAGAGTTGAAAAATAGTGCAATTTCCAAGTTACAGAATATTTTGGAAAACGAAAGTGAAAGTGATGTAAAAACTAAAATTAATGAAACTATCGACAAGTTAAAAGAGGAAAAGTTTGACCAATTGAATTTCCTAAAATTGAAAAATTTAGAAGGTTCCCTTTAAGAATTTTTAACTTTGTTTGTGTAGATTGCTTTTAATAACGCCTTCCTTTTTTGTACAGATGGTTTTACATACTCTTTTCTATTGAGTAATTGTTGATTCTGTTTTGTTTTTATCACTTTTGATTTTAGTGTCTTAAGAGCTCTCTCAAGATTATCACTGTTTTGAATTTTGATTATTAGCATATATTACAAATATCTCTTATTTACGAGAAAATTTTGACTATGATGATTATATGTAGTATTTTTTTAAAAAATAAACTACATAACATGAAAATTAATGAAGAAGGGTAAAAGTGTAAAGTTAAAGCTATTCACTCCAATCAAATCAAGTTACGGAACCGTAGATTCAAAAAACTTAAAATCATTATACATAAACATTCAGTCTTGGGTTACCCCAAAATATGAGACAAACAATTGGAACCGAGTTGTCGGCATCTTAAGCAGAGAAATCAAACATTCAGTTTTTAATTCAATCAACACAGAATTTTTCAGAGAACAAAGCATCGTTGATTTAGATTTAAGAACAAGTGGAATTTCAACGGGAAAAAAATCATTTTTCAATTTAGAAGTTAATCTATATGTGAAATCTCAATTAGATTTTAAATCAAAGGATGTAAAGGAATCGGTCAAAAACATCGTAAAAACTATCTTCAAAGAAAACATTTCGAACAACAAATACTTCAGTTTTTCCTTAACTAAAAAGCCTGAGGTTAATAAAGTTGACTGACCAATATATTTATCTAAAAAACCTTAATGAAGAATTTAAGAATATTAGAGGCTAACGAACTTGGTCATGGAATTTTAATAGAAATGGACGCAGGTTACGTTTCACCAAAAGATGAAAAAAATATAAAAGTTTTACAGGAGGCCGCTAACTTGGATTATAGAAATCCATTTGAGTTCTACGCTGTATTACAGAAGTATGATACCCCCAACAGAAACGGAAGATTCTACCCTGAAAGAATTCTAAAAAGAGAAGCAGACAATTACAAAAAAATTATCTCTAAGGGTCTTTCAACATCAGAGTTGAATCACCCTGAATCATCACTTATAGATTTGGACCGTGTATCACATTTGATTACTGATATATGGTGGGATAAAAATATCCTTATGGGTAAATTAAAATTACTCACAACACCAGGTTTTCACGAAAGAGGTATTGTATCATCAAAAGGTGATGTTGCAGCTAATCTTATGAGACAAGGTGTAACCTTAGGAATTTCATCTCGTGGGGTGGGGTCACTTAAAAAGGTTGGTGAAAGAAATGAAGTACAGGATGACTTTGAATTAATTTGTTTTGATTTGGTTTCATCTCCATCAACACCAGGAGCATACCTTTTCACCAATGCGGACGATAGGTCAAAGTATGAAGAGAATTTGGATGAGGAAAAAAAGAATCGTGAAAAATCGTCTGAACCAATGGACAAATCTATTGACTTGATGAAAAAACTTACTCATTATTTAGGAAAATAATTATATGGACGAAAAATATTTTGTTGCTAAAATTCAGTATGAACTTCCTGATGATAATACAGGAAAAATTAAAAAGATTAGAGAGGAAAAACTTGTAAGGGGTTTTTCAGTCACGGATGTTGAGGCTAAAGTTACAAAAAGATATGAATCTTTTTCATACGATTGGAGAATAACATCAGTATCAGAGAGTAAAATCGACGAGGTAATAGAAAAGTAAAAGTGGTCTAAAGACCACTTTTTTTATTTAGTAACATATTTATAAAGAAAAATAATATGTTATTTACTCTATCATATAAGAACAGTTCGAACGAACAATCTACTGTAAATTTAAGTGGTTCGAACATGTCTGCAGCAATTTTATATTGTGATGCAAATAATTTCACTCCTATACAAATAGTTCTACAGAACGTAATTTTATTGACTAACAACCCTTCATCTCCAAATTGTTATTTGGTTATTTTGAAAGATTCTACGACCGAAGCAACTTCAGGTTATATCATTTACGACACGTATACAAACATTGAAACTTGGATAAATTCCCAAACAAATAAGATAGTAACCACTATATCTCTCCAAAATAGAGCTTTTGTACAAGCCTAAAATAAACTTTTCTCTATTGGACACTATTTATAGAGTAAAATAATATATTTTCTCATGCAAGAAAACAAAAATTTAGTTGAAGAGGCGCTCATTCAAATGAAAAATGTTGAAGAGGCTATCGCCGAAAATGCAAAAGGAATACTTGCTTCTACTATGAAGGAAGAAATCAATCAATTAGTAAAAGAATCTCTTTCGGAACAAGATGACGAAATGGAGGTTGATGCAGAGGTAGACATGGACATGGATGACGAAGAGTTAGACATGGATATGGATGCTGATAATGAGGAAGACATGGACATGGAATTAGATATGGACATGGATTCTGATGAAACTCCAATAGATTTAACTGACGCTTCCGACGAGGAAATTCTTAAAGTGTTCAAGGCTATGGGTGAAGAAGATGGTATCATCGTTAAAAAAGACGGTGAAGATATTCATCTTTCTGATACTAATGCAGACACAGAATATCTTGTTAAGCTTGGTGAGTCTGAAGAAGACAAAAATTTAGAAGAAATGGAAATGGACGAAATGGAAAACATGGATACACAAAGTGTAATCGATGCAATTTTTTCGAATGATGGTAACATCGAAGACGACCAAGAAATGGAAGACGACGAAGAAGTCATGTATGAAATCGAGTTTGAAGACGAAGATTCTGACGAAATGATGGAAGAAGATGATGACGAAGATTCTGACGAAATGATGGAATCAGATGATGATGAAGATTCTGATGAAATGATGGAAGAAGATGACGACGATGATTCTGATGAAATGATGGAAGAAGAAGATGACGAAGAACTCGAAGAAGATGACGACATGTTGGATGAAGCATACGACCACAAGAAGGTAAAAAAATCCGAAACGAAAGAGGGCAAAAATATGTCTGTAAAACCTAAAGGTGTTGGAATGGGTAAAGCTAAATTCTCGTATAAGAAACCATCAGGTGGTTTCAGTGAGGACAAAAAAGAAGGTCCTAAAACTATGGGAACTGGCAAACCTAAATTCGAATACAAGAAAGGTGAAAATATGGGAGGTAAAAACAAAGTTGTAAAAAAGGCTGAAACTAAAGAAGCAGCAAGAACTTTGGGTAACGGAACAAGAAATTACGCTAAGAGAAAAGGTTCTCTTCCAAAATTAAAAGTAATCCCTAACAAGGCGATTAAGGAAGGTTTCCAAGATGACGCAGCAGAAGTTGCTATGTTAAGAGAAAAGAACGAAGAGTACAGAAAAGCATTGAATGTTTTCAGAGAAAAACTCAATGAAGTTGCAATCTTCAATTCAAACTTAGCATATGCTACAAGATTGTTTACAGAACATTCAACAACCAAAAAGGAGAAAATAAATATCCTTAGAAGATTTGACGATGTTGAGTCTTTAAAGGAATCAAAATCTCTTTATAGGTCAATCAAAGACGAGTTAGGTAAGACTGAAACTAAGTCTATCAACGAATCAGTTGAAAAGAAAATTAACAATACTGTATCATCAGGCTCAGCGGTTAATTTAATTGAATCTAAAACTTATGAGAATCCTCAGTTCTTAAGAATGAAAGATTTGATGAGCAAATTAGGTTAAAAAAAATAAAATAAATAAAAACTAAAAAATACTCAAAATGGGAGCATTATTAGAATCAGGTCTTGTTGGTAACATCGGTCTTAAGCACCTTAAAGTTATCAAAGAAGACACAATCAACAAATGGGACAAATTAGGATTCTTAGAGGGTCTTAAAGGTCACATGAGAGAGAAC